TCTACGGTGCTAACCTGCTGAACACCGCGACCACCTACAACGCTGCCATCGGCGGCGACGGTGTGGCGCTCTGCTCGGCTTCGCACCCGATTGACGGTGGTACCGTTGCCAACACCCCCTCGACTCAGGTTGACCTGAACGAAGCCACGCTGCTGAACGCGATGATCGCGATCCGCACGAACTTCAAGGATCAGGCTGGTCTGAAGGTGTTTGCCCGTGGTCGTAAGCTGATCATCCCGCCGCAGCTTGAGCCGGTTGCTATCCGTCTGACGAAGACGGAACTGCGTCCGGGTACTGCGGACAACGATGTGAACGCGATCCTGTCGACCGCTGGCGGTCTGCCGGAAGGCTACATGGTCAACGACTTCCTGACCTCGGCTTACGCTTGGTTCCTGCTGACCAACATCGACGGCCTGTCGTACATGGAACGCGTCAAGTTTGAATCCGACATGCAGGTTGATTTTGTGACGGACAATCTGCTGGTTAAGGGCTACGAGCGTTATTCCTTTGGATATTACAATTGGCGTAGTATCTACGGTTCGTTCCCGACCTCGTAATCTGACTAGAAAGGAGACTAAATATGTCTAGCACAGTCTTCACTGGTCCGGTTCTCGCGGGTAACGTACTTCAGAGCGATGGCACCGGTAGTCTTGCCGGTGTCGGCGGCAGCAGCGGCATGCAGAATGTCGGCTTCTGCCAGATGGTGCAGTCTCAGGCTATCACGCAGGCGACCAATGGGTCGTCTGCGGGGGTCTACACGACCAGCATCGTCATCCCGGCGGGCAGCCAGATCTTCTCCATTACGCTGTATGTCACGGCGGCATGGTCGGGTGCGGCTGCTACTCTGGGCCTTGGCACCACTGCTTCGGCGACGGCTCTGACCGCCGCTGGGGCCGTGACCGCCAATGCTCTGGGTCAGCTTAACGTCGTTCCGGGCACCTCGCTCACGCAGATCAACAACTGGCTCAATACCGGTACCACCGACATTGAACTGGTTGTTACGTCGACCAACACTGGTACTGGTGCTGGTACTCTGATCATCGAGTATGCTCAGAGTCTCAACAACTACACCAACGGCAACTACACCGCCTAACAGGAGGCTTAAATGAAGAGCCACATGCGTAAGCACCGCGCCACTGGCGGTGTAAATGAGTTCGAAAAGGATCTGAGCGAAAAGACGCCCCGTCGTAATATCGCTCCGAACATCTTCGGTGAGGCCGAGAAGCGCAAGCACGGCGGTCGCATGAAGAAGCACGTTGGCGAAGCCCACGGCGAAAAGGCCAAGCATCACGCTGGCCGTAAGGCTCGGAAGTCGGGTGGCGCCTGCGATAGCGGCAATCCGTTCTCGTCGGCCCGTCACGGCACCCCCGCCAAGGGCCGCAAGCTGGAAATGGAATCGGAATTTTAATTTCCGGTTGCATGTCTAAAAAGCGAACGGGGGCTTAACGGCCCCCGTTTTGCCATGGAGAACCGTATGTCTGACACTTGGCAGCGCAAGGAAGGCCAGTCCGCGAAGGGTGGCCTCAACGACAAGGGCCGGGCATCGCTCCGGGCCGAGGGCCACAACATTAAGCGCCCGGTGACTTCTGAGGAAGCAAGGCGGAGTCCTGAAGCGGCGCAGCGACGCGAGAATTTTAGAACTAGGATGTGTGGCATGCGTGAAAAACTCACCTCCGCTAAGACCGCGCATGATCCTAACAGCAGGATCAACTTGGCTTTAAAGCGGTGGGATGTTAAGTGTTGAGGTGAGACATGAAAGAGTTTTGGAACAAGGGTCTTCCAAAGGGCCATGAGACGAAGCACCTTAGCCACAAGCAAGAGCAGCAGGCTAAGGCACGGGCGAGGGCCGCTGGTCGACCTTACCCAAATTTGGTTGATAATGCGGCTATTGCCCGCAAGGTGAAGGACTAAGGAATGACCACTTTCAACACCACTGGCGTCGTCGCTGACTCCATCACCCGGAATGGGAAGTACGAGCCCTTCGAGCTTCAGGTCGCCCGTGGCCTGATCACCTACCACACCCCAATCGAGATTTTTGGCTTCAGCACTTCCGTGGGGTCGACTGCTCTTGGCCCTGTTTGGGAAGGCCTTACGCTTTCTGGTGGTGCTTATGCTTATCCGTCCTCGGCGGCGCAGTTGGTTTTGGTCAGTACTTCGGCTTCCGACACTTCGGCCCTGAGTGTTCAGATCAATGGTCTGGGCGCTGGCTTTGTTCCGATCACTGAGGTCATCGCACTTAACGGGACTTCCAACGTCACAACTGTCAACTCGTTCCTGCGGATCAACAGCATTGTCTGCGCGAACGGACTCAACGTCGGTGTCATCACCGCCAAGATCGGCTCGACCGTCTACGCCCAGATCAACGCTGGTATCGGCCAGACCCAGATGGCGATCTACACGGTCCCAGCCGGATATACCTTCTACCTGTCGTACCTACAGGCCGACGCCAGCGTCGGCTTTACCTCCAGCGCCTACATGAAGATGGCGGAGTACAACAAGTTCAACCTCACTGGCGGCAATACCACTGTCACTGGTCAAGTGACTTACGTGCAGTCGTATAACCAGCCGTTCACCTACCCAGTCGCCCACCCCGGCGGAACTGATATTCAGTGGGAAGTGGTAGCAAGCACCGGCAGCCCCTATGCTGCCAACATCTTTGCTGGCGGCGTCCTGATCCTGAATGAAGGCGCGCTGTAAGGAGCCGACCACATGCCTAGTGCCACGAATGTAAGCGGGGCGTACAACTTCAACCCCTCGCTGGGCGAGATAGTCCTGTACGCCTTTAATCTGTGTGGCATTCGCAATACTGCGATTACCCAGCAGCACATGGAATCGGCCCGCATGGCTGCCAATATGCTGCTGGGGCGCTGGTCATCTGAGGGCGTGAACCTATGGATGGTGACCTTGCAGAGCATCCCGCTCGTGCAGGGTCAGGCCACTTACAACGTACCCGGCAACAACATCGTCATGCTGGATACCTATATCACGATTGGTGGCACTGTCTTTACTGGCTACATCAGCGGGACCACGCTCACTGTGACGAGCGGAACCCCGTCGGTTGGCATGGTGATCTCTGGGCCGTCCATCCTGAATGGCACGCAAATCACCGCCGGGAGCGGCGCAACTTGGACTGTGAGCGCGTCCCAGACCATTGGTAGCTCCAACAATCCTGTCAGCATTATTGGCGAAACGGCGCAGTCGATTGACCGCCTTATCCTGCCGATCAGCCGTACGGAGTACGCCTCCTACCCCAACAAGGAGCAGCAAGGTTTCCCAACCACTTACTGGCAGGACCGTCTGATCAGTGGCACCGTGACGCTGTGGCCTGTTCCTGATGGCACCCAGACCGCCCTGAGCTACTATCAGGTTGGGCAAATTGATGATGCTAACTTCACGAATGGCCAGAATGTCAACGTGCCAATGTACTTCCTTGAGGCGTTTGCATACGGCCTAGCGCAGCGTCTGGCCACGATGTGGGCACCTGAGAAGCTGGCCATGCTAAAGCCGCTGGCTGATGAGGCATACCAGATTGCCGTTATGCAGAACGTCGAAACTTCCGACTTCTTCATCAGCCCTATCATCTCTGGGTACTACAGGTAATGGAAGAGGACCGCGCCTTTTACGTCTACGAGCATTGGCGTCCCGATACGGGCGTTTGCTTTTATGTGGGCAAAGGTAAGGGGAAGCGGGCTTGGACGCTAAAGGGGCGTGGTAATAGATACCATTCCTCAATTGTATCTAAACTGACTGCCAATGGGCTATGCGTTGATGTTCGAATCATTGCGTCAAATTTGACTGAGCAAATGGCTTTCGATAAAGAGCGACAGCAAATTATTTTTTATGGGCGAGATAATCTGACAAATATGTCAGATGGCGGAGAGGGCCTTGCTAATCCCAGCGAGGAAGTCCGCAAGAAAATGTCTAATGCCGCGAAGGGTAAAGCGAAGCGGCGTGGTTTTAAATTGTCGGACAGTGCCAAGGCGAAAATTTCGGCTGCATCTATTGGTAACAAAAACATGCTTGGCAAGCGCCATAGTGAAAAAACCAAAAAACGACTTTCTGAAATTGGCCATCAAAATTTTCATAAATTTGCTGAATATCAGCACCTTGGCCCTAAAGCATCTTCAAGGCCCGTTATTTGCGTAGACGATGGCAATGAATTTCCAAGTGCAAGTGCTGCTGCTAGGCATTATGGCGTGGCCAAAAGCGCGTTGATTGAACTTTGTCTTGGTAAAAACTATAGACAAAAGGTTGGCGGGCTTGTGTTCAAGTATAAGGACGCTGCGTAATGGCTTACGCATCTAGGCAAGGCCGAGCCAAAATAAGTGCTACAAATCCGCAGGCCGCGGGCATTTGTGATCGTTGCGGATTTGTGTATCAACACAATACGTTACAGTGGCAATATGACTGGCGCGGCGCGGAACTTCAGAACGTCCGCATTTTGGTGTGCGGTACTTGCAAGGATACCCCGCAGGAACAGTTGCGCGCGATTGTAGTTCCGTCGGACCCTGTGCCTATCCAGCAGCCTAGAACGCAGGACTTCGCTCAGGCAGAGACAAACTATAGCACTATCAGTGCGCCGACCGTATATGATCCTGTGACCGGCATTCCGATCCCGTCGACCACCACGCTGGTGACGCAGGACGGCCAGAACATGACGACGCAGCCCATCGGCATACCGAACGACATCGACCAGAACGCGGTAATGCCGCTTCAGAATGAAACGAAGTATCGGGTCCGTCTGACGCCGCTTTCTGTGAGTGCAATTGGGACGGATCAGATTTCTGTCACATTTGCTTCGCCCCACGGTCTGTCGACAAACAATCAAATCAGCGTTGAAGGCCTTTCTAACAAAAACGCGTGCGGGGCGTACAGCATCACTGTTACCACGGCTACGGCGTTTACCTACCAGAGCAATGTCGTTATACCTGCCGGATCTCTTCTTACTTCCAGCACCCTGATGCTCACCGCCAACATCGGGCTGCCGTACAATTACGACCAAATTCCTCAGACCGGGATCTGATTATGGCCAATACAACCATCCCCAATCTACCTATGGCCATATCCCTGAGCGGGGCAGAGCAGATTGAAATTGTTCAAGCTGGCGTGTCTAAGCGCGCAACCCTTTCTCAAATCTCTACAGCCATGATCGGCTACCCCCTTGCTGGCATAGCGGTATCCACTGGCTCGTCTTGGGGGACAAGTTTTAATGGCGGAAATCCGGTAACCGTCAGCTTTGGCGGCACTGGTCTCATAACGCTGTCATCGAATTATCTATACAAGGGCGCGGGCACTTCCCCGCTGGTGCAGTCAGTGATCTATGATGACGGGGCCAATGTAGGCATCGGCACGAGTTCGCCCGGTTCCTACGGGTCTTTGGCCACTGTTAAAAATGCTACTGGCGTAACGACGGTTGCCGTTTCCAATTCTAATGCCAGCACAAATGACGGGGCTAAGTTCGCTAGCTTCTATAGCACAACTGAGATAACCAGCGTTGGCCATTACTGGAACGGCTCCCAGTTCATTGGTCGCGTTTATTCGTATGGCGACTTGACATTCTTAGGTACCGCAACGCCAACCGAACTAATGCGGCTTACCGCTACCGGTACTCTTGCTCTAGGGACAAGTTCCCCTAGTTCTTCCGCCATTCTGGAAGCTCAATCAACGTCTAAAGGCGTTAGATTTCCAAACATGACTACCGCGCAAAAGAATGCTATTTCTAGTCCTGCTGTGGGCTTGGTGGTATTTGACACCACACTTGCCAAACTGTGTGTGTATACCGGAGCAGCTTGGCAGACTATTACCTCAGTTTAGGATTATTATATGAGCATTACTAGCACTTGGATGATCACCAAAATGGAATGCCTTCCACGTTCCGGGGGGCAGGCGGATGTTGTGTGCGCCTGCGACTGGACTTTAGTGGCCTATAATAAAAATTATTCTGGAATGGTGTATGGGTCAGTCGGTTTTACTTATGCTGCGGGCGATTTATTCATTCCATACGAGTCCCTGACTGAAAATCAGGTGATTGATTGGGTAAAAGAGGCGCTTGGCAGTGAACAGGTTACAGCGTATGAAGCGAGCGTTGCGGCCCAAATTGAGGCTCAAATGAACCCGCCCGTGGTTTCTAAGCCGCTTCCTTGGGCCGTGTAATTTAAAGGCGATTGGATGTCCAACACCACAATCCCCAATCTCCCCGCCGCGACATCACTGTCGGGTTCCGAGCAGGTCGAGATTGTGCAGGCTGGTACGTCGCGCCGTACTACTACTGCCGCCATCGGCGCGCTTGGCGTTGGCCCTACTGGACCTACTGGTGCTGTCGGCCCTACCGGGCCTACTGGGTCTATTGGCATTACCGGCCCCACTGGCGCGACCGGCCCCACCGGCCCTACCGGCAGCACTGGATCCTCGGGAAGCCTCTACCCGACCACCAGCATCAGCACCCTGACCATTGGCACTGGCACTCAGAACCTGAACGTCGGTACCGGTCTCAGCTACACGCTGGCTCAAGAAACCATCATTGCCTACAGCGCCGCCATCTGGATGGTTGGTAGCATCATCTCGTACAGCCCCGTTACCGGCGCCATGTCGGTCAACGTCACTCAGGTCTCCGGCTCTGGCACCTACTCAGCGTGGACGGTCAACCTCGACGGCGCTCCCGGACCTGCCGGCCC